TGGGAAGTGCCCGGAAGCTCTGCGTTGAAGTCGGTGATCACCGTAGTGGCAGCGGCCCGCACAGTGGTCTTCACATAACGAAGATCGCCTACTCCTGCGTCCTTCTTCGAACGATAGAGCCGGAAGCATGTACCAACGGTTCCAGCATCAGCCACCGTCATGGTGACCTTCTGGTCCGCCACTGAAGCACCCAGTTGAGTCATGGCAACTGCGGCTGACTCGCCGAACTTGTTGACGGCAGTGACTGAATAGTCGTATGCGCCAACATCGGCGGCTGTCCAGAAAGAAATCTCGGAACCCGCGACAGCACCGGCAGCCGGAGCAGTATCCTCAGTCGGAGCAGTCGGAAAGCCTGTCACAACAGACGCAGTGCCAGGAACAGCACCTTCCTTGATGAATACATCATCCAACAGTTCCAGCTCTCCGAAAGGAGTAGGATACCTGTTGAATACCGTAGTACCGACGGACGACCCGGCATTGAATCTGATCCGGTCACGCAGGAGATTCTGAACGTCCTGCATAACCATGGTGCTCACCAGCAGGAGTGATCCCTTGCCGTAAGAGTCACGGATGACGCGCGTTGCCTCGTTCATCTTCTTCTCGAACTCTGCACTGTCAGCAGCGGCACCACGAACATCGAGAATGTTGTCGGCAACGTATGATCCGTAAGTTGCCAAAATGGTGGTGTCGTCGTTGATCTGCTGAAGGATACCCTCTGGCTGTTCAGTAACCATTCCTGCATCGCCATAGAACATGGCCTTCTCGATTTCACGAATGACCCACAACGCACCAGCATTCTGTTCGATGGTCATGGCATTCTCAATCATGTTCGAGAGAGTAGCCTGCAAAGTCGCCTTGCGGAGAGTCTGCAGATACTTGGCCGTTTTGTAGACACGAGCAATGGTCTGGTCTGCCTCTACGGATGTTCCGCCTTCCAAGACCCATGCACCATCACCGAGACCTATCGCCGTCCGTTTGTCCCACTGATGGACGGGAGACGGAATAGGCTTTTTCTTGATTCTCTGGAACAGCCGTGCTTCATCTTGAGCCCAAAGCACGTTGACCAGAGTGTTTTCCAACGACTCGGGAATCAGCGCACGACCACCGGTGAAAGCACCGGGAGTAACGGCTGAACCTGCCTCTAACGCTTTCTGAAGATTCTCCAGAACGTCGAGGTTCCCGAAATCGCCATGTCCCACAAAGTTTTGTGGGTATGTCATGGAGAGCTGTGTCGGGTCCATTAAGCTACCTCCCTCATGAGCGCGGCGACCTTCTGGTCCAGTCGATCATTGCTCCGTCCCAGAGACCCCTTGTTGATTCGACTCTCGATGGTTCCAGCCTCCAACAGATCAATCTTTCCCTGCTTGACCCAATCTTGGCTCTTTTGAAGTACCAGGCGAGTGTCGAACTCCTGCGGATTCCCGTCCGTGCCATCGAACCGGGCCTTCTGCAGCCGCTTCACTGAACCCGACGGCAGAGGCGTTCCGCCAATCTGCTTGACGATCTCCCTTGTCGACTTCTGAAGTTCGGCGGATGCCATGGTGGCAACACCAATGCTCTTCACGAGCTTTTCGACCTTGCCGACCCGTATACCAACAGCCTTCTCAAGCTGTGATATGCCTTCGTCGATTGCCTTGGCGAGTTGGAGCAGGAATGGTTCGACATCCATGGCCGCTGCTGCTTCGGGCTCTTCCCTCAGCGTGTCCTCGATGGACTTGCGTGCCTCTTCCTCCTCTTCCTCATCCTCCTCGTCTTCCTCTTCCGGCTCATCGCCCTTTCGCCGCTTTTTCTGAAATTGCGGAGGCGTTTTACCGGCTTTCGTGAGGTCTTCCTTGGGCTCCTCTACATCCTGGCCCAACGACTTACGGAGATCATCCATTGCGTCGTTGAACCCCTTCTCGATGCCGAGGTCGTCTTGTAGAATAACCCCGTCCTTGGCTTCTATTTCCATAAGAAACCCTCCATTGAGATTCTCTTATCGCCTCGCTCCAACGACGTTGGGAATCTTGCGGGCAATATAATTCACAATTCGTGCGGCAGTATTGCCTTCATAGCCTCGGTCATACACGAAGTTGAGCATGTCATTATAGTCAGCGATCCTTCCATCACGGATCGCCTTGAGCAAATCGCTGAACATACCTCGAATGTCATTCATCGGAAGCACATCCACGGTTGTCCCTTGAAGACTCTCAGGAGTAAGTGCTCGCCCACCCGTGAAAGCCGCAGGGGACACAGCACTACCTGCCGTCAATGCCTTGGCAAACGCGGCGAATGGGATCACTTGAATGGTCCCAAGAGTTGCGTCATTGATGGGTTTGTGGGTTAATGCGGTCTCATCCCAGATAACCCGTTTGATCGCGGACTCAGCCTTCTGAAGAATGCCCCCACCGATACTCGCACCAAGTCTTCGGGCACCACTCCTGATGTTCTTCCACACCTTCTGAGCGATATCGTTTGCCTTGTAAAGAAAACCCTTCACCAGAGTCTCGTTATTCCCAGTAAACCGAACGTCCAGTGGTTCTCCAATGATGAACCCAGGATCGTGAGTGACTTTGTGCTTATGATCCCACGATAGAATGCCGTGGGACATGAAGTAGTCGGCGGCCTTCTTGAGAGCCGTCACTTCAACAGTTTCCCCATCCTGATCCTTTATCTCGTTGGATGCTTGGAGATAAATAATCCACTGACCATTCTCCTCAGCCCCTTTGATCATGACATGGGTAAGAGGTGTGTAGAATGGATTTGTCAGCCGCTCGATATTGCGCATCGTCTTTCTCACAAAAAAAGCCCATCATCCCGATAGTTCCCCATGCAGGAGCTTACAAGTCAACCCTGTTACAGGTTGACATCGACCCACAAAGGAACCTATCGAAATAATGGGCTCAGTGGCCTCTTCTAACTTACCTACATTATAACATGAGAAGTGCCTCGGAGACAAGTAGAGTTTTACAGCTCCGGCACTTCACTTCAACCATGGATTTCTCAAGATTGAGCCCCTTGAACAGGAGTACTCCGCAGGCCCCACAACGGAACTCATCTAGATCATCTTTTGCACCACGCATGAAAGCAAGTCGTATATGGTCAAACGACTTCCTTGCAGTCTTCAGTTGCCGCCGTTTCACATCCCACTTCTTGGATCGCCACTCCGGCAACTTTTGCTTTTTCTCTTTTCGTTCCGCTACATGCTCTTTCTTGAACTCACCAAGATGGGACATCTTTTTGTAGATGTCCATGATGTATGCGTAGTCACCCGCGTGCCCCTCTTCAGCAGCGCGTGCCTTGGCCTTCGACCATTTCTCTTCATTGATGGGCTGTCCAAGTATCTGGGAACCACGCGGCATAAAATCTTCCTAGAACAAGCCCGGAAAGAAGCCCTTGAAGTCTTCAAAGTCGGGACGTTCCAAAAGACGCCCTGCAAGATAGACAATCGCGGCTTTTAGAACCGCAGGCGTAAACGGATAAACGATGGTCTCAACATCGTCACCAACCTTGTTGACTTTCTCATCCATCTTTTCAGCATTCTCCCCTGGAAGATCGTCCACGGGTTCCTTTGCTACCTCTTGATTCTGTGTAGTCAAAGCCACATCTTTCTCCTCAGCCGATTCTTTCTTCTCTTTCTTCTGTGCCATCTCTCATCCTCCTGAGATTAGTATATCATATAGTGCCGGTTGCACAAAATGATTTCAATTCCATGGCGTTGGCTTTAGTGTCGATTCAAAGTCATCTGGTATCCGCTGTCGCTTTGCCCCTTCTGCACGGGCTTGGTTCATCGCCACCCTGAACTTCTCATCCCACTTCTCGAATCCAGGGATGAACTTGCTCCAAGTGCATCGACAATGCGGATGTTGCGTCCCGGCAGCCACCCACCAATTTCGCCGGCTCCTGCCATAATTTGATTTTCCAGGCCAGATCACAACATAGGATTTGCCATGTATAACCATTGTATCACCACCATCATCCGGTGGAGTTTCAAGCAACACAACGATCTTCCCGTCCACTTCGTTTCGGCACCATGGGCAGGCTTCTGAACTTGCAATCCCTTGCATGTAAACATACTCGTCTTCGGGTTTCCTTCGTTCCAGCTCAGTGAGTAGTTGACCGGTGTTCTGTGCGTTTCCAATCTCAGTCTCCGCAATCCGCCGCCAATCTCGATTCCAGTCCCCGAACTTATCATACAAGTTTTCAGTCAATTGCCCCGTTGTCTGTCTCTGCTTGATTGAGTTTTGGATTACATCGTGTATCTGTTTGAACTGCCTCTGTTTCAACTCAACGATCATCGCCCCGGCTTCCTGTTGTGCAAAGGCCACAGCATTACGCCACTGTGGACCTGTGAGTTTTAGCATCGCATCATCGACTCGACTCTTCAGAGACTTGTATCCATAGTTCAGAGCCGAAGTCAGTGGCAGCCCTTTTAGTACCTTGCCCAACGCCAAAGCATGTAATGCAATCCGTTCTTCCTCGGCAGTATAGAGATAACTGAACGCCTTCAAAATGTCTTTCTTGATGATAGCCCACTGTGCCTTGGTCAGTGGCTTTCCAGTCTTCGGATTCAAGAAAATACGGTTGTTCAACACAAACGTAGCTGCACCTTTAGCCTTCTCAACATAAATCCACGTTCCATCTATTGCATCCCAAAGCTTTAACAGACCTTCCTCTACTCGGTCTTTACTGATTCGTTCAAGGTCTCGGACTGACTTGAATGGGGAAACTTCCTTCTGCTGCCGCCCAGAATCATAACCTAGAGCCTTCGCCAATGCTTCAATTCCTGCATCAAACTTTGCCCCCGTAGCCTTGTGCACATCTCGCAATTCTAGCAGAATCGTTTTCTCATCGGGTCTGATACAAAGTTCACACAAAATGTCGTCCCCTTCCAGCAAGATACGTACAAAGGGCTCTCCAAAGCTTCGAGTCAGCAGGGATCGCCTCTCGTGCTTCCTTACGGGCATCAAATGGATCGCCATTCATCAAACGGACAAACCCATCGTTTGGAACCTTACGCCCATGAACCCTACACCAGGATTTGAACCTGTCACCTTCGCCCACAAGCATACCATTACGCAGCTTCTTTGCTTGAGAGATCAACAGATCAATTTCCTGGACAGTCTTTCCAATAATCGCATTTCTCTTGATAAAGCCAAGCGCCGCTCTCGATGGCTTTGGTTCCTTTGCTTTATAGTAATCTTGTGCCGCTTTCTTCGCTTTGATCTTTTGTGCAGTAGTCAAATCACCGATCATGCTTCTGCCCCTTGAAGAAACTTACGGTATCCCGCTGAGTGTTCCATTCTGAATATGAAGCTGTTTCGCGTCCGTACACTCTTGACGTGGCTAATCAGAAACGCCTTTGCGAACGCATACGGAATACGAATCTCCACTTTTGCGGTCGCCCGAGTTCGTTGTTCAATCTTGCGCATTTGCTTTACTCGGATCAAGAGAGAATCGCCCTTGTATTTCAAGTCGATATCTTCCGCTTTCTTTGGCATGATCCATTTCCTCTTTGAATTGATCTTGCCTGAAACGAGTTTTGCTGCTTTGGTCTTCAGCATCCCACGTATATGCGAGCTTTCCAGTTCCCCAGTGACCGACCACTTGGCCATTTTCCTTTTCGCAGTTGCTATCGCAGATGCCTTCAGAGTCGGTAAGGCTTCCCCTTTTTTGTACCTATAGTATTCTATACCTTTCTTACTAACGGTTTTCAGTTTCAACGCAGTCTTCGGCCCAGCAGAGAATTGATCTCGCAAAGTAACAAGTGATCGCCCAATCATGTTCAGCACAACCTTTTTATCACCCGACGTTCCAACCCCCTCCCGAATCTGGTCCACGATTCGTTTATAGATTTTGTGCGTCGTATCTGCGGGACCGGTCTTGATCTTCTCAACCAGAGCATTGTAACTACCGATTCCCATATCGGTAAGGACAGCATCAACTACATCGCCCAGATTCGACGCCATCGCATAATCAAAATATGTATTGCCCTTACGCCATACATCAGCTTCAATGCGTGCTTCACTTTTTGGCGCTTCACTCCGTACAATAACCCACTTCTTTCCCACCTTTTTCCGAGTTGTACCATCCGCCCATACGTGAGTCTCGCCTTGAGCTGCGGCTTTTGCTTTGAGTAGGTCTTTAGTATGAGTAAAAAAAGATAGCATCATTCTGATAACACTTCCGCCCGCGCATATCCGCTATCAAAAAAATACGGCAATTGCCGGATGAACTCTGCACCATCTTCGGGCTTGTATCGTTTCCCGTCCACCCCTACAATACCCTCGTATACGAGAAACCGTCTGAGACCATCACTATTTGACTCAACGATTGCCATACTGTCCCCTTCGGTGAGTGTGACGGTAGCGGCCACTACTGGATTCTTTGGGTCTCGCCGGAAATCTCGAATGACTGCTTTCATTTTCATTCTTCCCCCATCACAGATGGACTACGGACCGGATATCCACTCCAAGGTTCCCGCCTCGCCGTACTCGCACTCGGCAACGATCCATCGTCGAGAATATAAGCAATACGTTGTGTGAATGAATCGATGGCACGATCATCTATCCCTCTATCAACCATCCAATTTACTATTCGCCCCCAATTGGCTTTTCGCACCTTTTGAATTATTGAATCAGGAACGACACCTTCCTGGTAGAATGTACTCGTACAGAAACGTCCCGGTCCTACCACCCCAGGAGATGGCAAGATCAATCCATTGTCAATCAAAATCAGTCTTCCATCAGGACTAATCATGAAGTTTCCTGGATGGCGATCAAAACTATCGGTAATAAAATCGAATACCGACCCAGCTATACAATCTAGATCACTAACAGAATCTATACCTACCTCATAAGAATGGCTGGCATCCGCAGCAAACTCTTGTACTGATCCCCAACCATCCTCCAACTCTTGGATCACTGTTGGCGGGACTAAGCCAAACCCGAGTTCCTTCTCGATCTCATACGCCAGAGCCTCACGCACGTAAAGATCACCGTTCACAGTCTCTTTCAGAAAATCTTTCTCCCCTACTTCCGGCTTCCATATTGCCTCAATGTTATCACCATCCTTAAGCTTCACCCAAAAAGTCCCATTGACACCCCCATCCAGGACAGCTCGTTCATCTTCCTCATTATTAGATAACAACTCCGCCCTTTTTGTAGACTCAAAATCTTGGTAACCCCGCCGTACACCTGGGCCCGGAATCTCCCCTTTCACCCTCGGAACTTTTCCTTCTAACATTTTGTAGATGTCTTCTCGGGCTCTTTCCATATCTACATCATTTTCTAGAGCATACTTGAGAACCTCCTCGGCTTCCATCTCGCCGTCATCAGTTACCCCCACATACCAATCATCGATGTTATGATTCACAAGATCATAACCATGCTTATCCGCCCATGCACGTATCTCACTCTCACCCTTCTGCGTAATATCATGAATCTCTACAGTAACAATATCCATCGCATCAGCATCTTCATAATCCAAGCCATAGGTTATAGCCAAATCCAAAACCTTACCGCTTTGAACCTCGTTTCTAATGGATTCGATTTGAGTGACCTCATCAAGAGTATACGTCCTATCCAGCCATTTCTTTATCTCTTCCTTAAATGCCGGTATCTCGAAGTCTATACCCGCGCTCTGCTTTAAGAGTATGTATAAGTCATCAACTAGTTTCTCTTTCATCTCTGCGGTGACTAATTGTATCTCATCCCAAGAATCCGTCTCTGCGATATAATTTTCCCTGGGAACCTCATCAAGCGCGTGAGCACCATTCGCAATAGCTCGATCTACTTTTTCCTTCCCCAGTTCCTCGAATCTCTCAATAGCTGATCGTTTAACCTTCTCAGGATCAGTGAGCTTTTCCGCACCGACTCCCAAACCCGACTGAATCTCAGTTACAGCGTAGAGCCCATCCCATGCATTATCTTTTCTTGGGAGTCGATGAACAACAAACGTGTGACCGCCCCATCCAAATGTCTCAGCAATATACTTCTGCGGTATTCGTATTGCTTCAGCATCTCCTATATCCCTTGGTCTTTTAATCCAAAACCCACCTTCTGGCCGATTATCGGGAAGACCACCCTTCAAAGGTTGTGAACGGAAGTCAACATCGGCTGTCTTCCGCTTCTCTTCTAGGGCAACAGACGGACGTACATAGAACGTCTGCATGAAGCGTTTTCCGCCCCTATGAACTTCGCGTT